AATTCTTCTCCGGCTTCAACGGAGCGTCGACCGCGACCGACTCTCTGGCCCACAAGATTTCGCAGGCCGTCAGCGGCGGGGCCGCCGCCACCCTGACCCAGGTCGACCAATTCTTCAAGAACATCCGCACCTTCCTGGGGATCGGCACCACCGGGATCAACCTGTCGGACTTCCTCGGCGACGCAACGGCTTTCGGCACCAAACTCACCGGCATCATCAACTCGTTCATCACCAACGTGCTGCAGCGCACCGGGCTGAGCACCACCCTGGTGGCGCTGACCGGCGGTGCCACTCAGCTCGGCGCGGGCCTGATTCCTAACCTCCCGGTCGACAAGATCGACAACCTGGTGTCGTCTATCACCGGAGGGGTCACCAACGCCATCGGGGACCTGCAAAAGTTCTTCACCAACCTGCGGACATTCCTGGGCGGCGGCACCGGGTTCCTGGCGGGCACCTTCAGCCTCAGTGCTGTGGTCGAGAACTTCATCAACAACGTGCTCAAAGCCCCGTCGGTCGGAATCAAGCTGGTCACCACCGGCATCAACAACCTGTTGGACGGCAGCCTGATCCCCGACCTGGGGCTGAACAAGATCCCGGACCTGGCCAAGGTGCTGACCGGGTCGTTGACCGCCGTCACCGGCGACGTGGAGAAGTTCTTCACCAACTTGAGGACTATGTTCGGCGGGACCAACTTCGCCCCGGCCACCGGCACCAACTTCGACTTCGTCGGGGCCGCCAACCAGTTCATCACCAACGTGCTGTCCAAGGCCACCTCGGCGGTGTCGTCGCTGATCCCAGCGAACGTCATCGCCAACTTCGACATCACCAAGATCACCAACCTGATCAACTTCATCACCGGGGCGACCGGCACTGCGGCCACCAACCCGGACACCCTAAGAAACTTCTTCGCCGGGTTCGCCCCGTTCACCGGGGTTAACACCGTCGTCAACCAGATCACCCAGGCGATCTTCGGGACCGGAGGCACCCTGGCACAGCTTCAGACCTTCTTCTCCGGCCTGGGCAGTGGTTTCAACCCCGGCACCGGCACCGGCAACATCGTCCAGCAGTTTGTGCAGCAGATCACCGGCAAGGTGGGTGGGGTGCTGGCCGACATCGGCAGCTTCCTGGGGATCGGTCTGGTCACCGACCCGACGACTTTCAATCCGTTCACCGGGGCGAACAGTCTGATCAAGCAGATCGTCGAGAAGATCACCCCAGCGGGATCGACCCTGACCGACATGACCGCGTTCTTCACCAACTTCCGGGGACTGTTCGGGGCCACCAACTTCCTGTCCGGAACTTTTGATTTCGCCGCCGCCGCCAAGGCCTTCATCGACAACGTGCTGTCGAAGGTGTCCAGCGTGGCCGCCAAGATACCCGGCCTGGCCATCGGGAACCTGGCGATCAACCAGATCACCAACCTGATCAAGGGCGTCACCGGGTTGGACACCACCGACAACACCGCGCTGGAGAAGTTCTTCGCCGGTTTCTCGGGCTTCGACCTCACTGGGGCGAACAGCCTGATCAACCAGTTCGTCACCAGGATCACCGGCAACAACGGTCAGGCGCTGACCGACCTGAACGCCGCGTTCGGCAACCTCCGCAACTTCCTGGGCTTCAACCCGGTCTCCACCGGCGGGGCGGGCGTTAGCTACGCCACGGCGGTCAACGAGTTCTTCACCAAGCTGAACACGGTCACCCCGGCCACCAAGCTCGACCCGGCCAAGCTGCTGTCCGGCATCGGGATGGGCCAGATCAACGACCTGAACCGGTACCTGACCGGGTCGGCCACTGCGGTCGCCGCCGACGTGGAGAAGTTCTTCACCAACCTGCGCACCACCTTCGGCGGGATCAACTTCCTGCCCGGCACCGCCTTCGACGCCGGTGCCGCGCAGCGGGCGATCCACGACTTCGTCTCCAACATCAACTCCAACCTGGGTGCGGCGCAGAAGTGGGCCACCCAGGCCGTCGCGGACGCCAAGGCGACCATCACCGAGATCGTCCAGAAGATCACCGGCACGCCAGGGTCGACCACCCTCAACCCGCTGGAGACCTTCTTCGCCGGGATCAGCGGCAGCGGCGGAAGCCTGGTCTCCCAGTTCGTCTCCAAGATCACCGGATCGGGCGGATCAACCCTGGCCAACCTGGAGACGACGTTCGCCAACCTGCGCGGCTTCCTCGGCTTCAGCCCGCTGGCCACCGCCAGCCCGGCGGCGTCGGTGAACTCCTTCTTCAACACCCTCAACGGGGTCACCCCGACCACCGCGCTGAACCTGAACACGGTGGGCACCGACCTCAACATCGAGAAGGTGGCCAGCCTGGCCAGCTTCGTCACCGGCGGTGATGCGACCACCAGCGCCGGGGTGCAGACCTTCTTCAACAACCTGCGAAACTTCCTCGGGTTCAACCCTTTCAGCGCCGGTGGATCGGCCACCTTCGGTGCGGCGGTCAACACCTTCTTCGGCAACCTCAACACGGTCACCCCGACCACCAAGCTCGACCCGGCCAAGCTGCTCTCCAGCATCGGGGTCACCCAGATCAGCAACCTGGTCTCCAGCCTGACCGGCACCGGCAGCACCAGCACCGACCTGTCCACCTTCTTCACCAACCTCCGCTCGACGTTCAGCGGGGTCAACTTCCTGGGCGGCTCCTTCAGCGCCGACACCGCCCGCAGGGCGATCCACGACTTCGTCGCCAACATCAACACCGGGTTGGCCGCCGGTCAGAAGTGGGCGACCCAGTCGGTCACCGACCTCAAGGCGGGGATCTCCGAGATCGTCGAGAGGATCACGGGCACGCCAGGGGCCGCTGACCTGTCCGGCCTGGGCACCTTCTTCTCCGGGCTGGCCGGGGGCGGCAACCTGGTCGCCCAATTTGTCTCCAAGATCACCGGGGGCACCACCGGCACCCTGGCCGACCTGACCACCACCTTCACCAACCTGCGGGACTTCCTGGGATTCAACCCGTTCGGCGGTTTCACCAACCTGGCCACGGCGGTGAACAACTTCTTCACCAAGCTGAACACCGTCACCCCCGGCACCAAGCTCGACCCGGCCAAGCTGCTGTCGGCCATCGGGATGGGACAGATCAGCGACTTCATCACTTTCGTCACCGGATCGTCCGGCGGCACCCTGCCCCAGATTCAATCGTTCTTCAACACGCTCCGCGACTTCCTGGGCTTCAACCCGGCCAGCGCCCCCGCCTTCGCCACGGCGGTGACCACCTTCTTCACCAAGCTGAACACGGTCACCCCGGCCACCAAGCTCGACCCCGCCAAGCTGTTCCAGGACATCGACCCCACCAAGATCGCCAGCCTGGTGCCGTTCATCACCGGCAGCGGCACGGTGGGCACCGACATCCAGACCTTCTTCACCCGGCTGAGGAGCATCCTGGGTGGGGTCAACCCGATGTCGGCGGCCTCCACCGCCGCCGAGTCGGCGAACCTGTTCACCGCCCTGAACCAGGCGTCCGGCGGCTCGCTGGGCACCGCGAAGGTGTCCGGCATCGAGACCGCCTCGCTGAGCAGCGACCTGCGTTCGGTGTTCAACAACGTGGTGCTGGGCCTGCAGGGCAGCGACACCAACACCACCGGCAACACCGCGCCGACCCTGCAGGACATCTACGCCACCGCCAAGAACACCAACGACTCCATCACCGCGATGTCGCAGGTGCTGGCCGACCTGCAGAACACCGCCGCCGCCTCCCTGAACTCCGGCAACTCCGACTACACCGTCTTCCCCAACTTCGCGCTGTGGAACAATGGCGGCCTGACCTACTCCGGCACCCTGACCGGCAGCCCGCCGTCCGCCGTGGAGTCGGTGAACAATCAGGCCGTCTGGAAGAACTACAACGGCACCTCGACCCGCTCGGCGCGGGCCGTGTTCACCCGCACCAAGACCTCCACCAACTACCAGAAAATCGGCATCGCCTTCTCCTCCAAGCCGACCGGGGACTGGGGCGGCGGGGCGTCCCCGGCCTTCAACTACATCCTGGGCCGGGCCAACAACAACAGCGGCCTCACCACCGAGTACGTGTTCGCTAAGTTCTCCCCCACCACGGTGTGGATCGGCTACACCACCAACGGCGGAGCCAACGAGGTGATGTTCGCCAGCGCCAGCCACTCGTTCAGTTCCGGCGCGACCTACTGGCTGGAGTGCGGCACTGAGGGCGGCCAGTCGGTGTACCGGGTGTCGCGGGGCAGCCAGGTGCTGCTGACCATCGCCGACGCCCGCTACGACAGCCTCACCAACGACGCGCACCGCTTCGGCGGGTTCATGATGACCGCCACCTGGAACAACTTCTACCTGAACGCGCCGGGGTCGATGGCGGCCTTCGCCATCTCCGACAACACCCCGGCCCCGCTGGTCGGTTCCGGGTTCCGGCGCTACCGCAACGCCACCACCCAGTCAATCTCCAGCATCGGCACCGGGAACCAGCTACTGCCGAACAACTTCTTCAACACCCCTGATGACGCCACCCCGGACTACACCTACGACTCCACCGGGAACAAAGTCACGGTCAAGACCGAGGGTTGGTATCAGGTGAACATCAACTTGGCTCTGACAGCTAACTCCGGTGTTAGCGCGATGCAGAACGAGATGGCCCCAGTGGTGTACAAGAACGGGGTTGTTGACGCCAGAGGGGGATCGGCGGTGGGCATCGGTGGGCTTACTGCACGCGGCCCGTCACAATGTGCGGGCGCGTTCCAGGTATATCTCAAAGCTGGAGAGTACATTCAGCCTGGGTACTGGTACGGCGTCGTGTCCGGCCAGTCAGTGAGCGGAACCTTGACCGGCGATGCCGCCGGGCACACCTGCTACATGCAGGTGACCTTTATGAACAGGAGCACAACAGCATGACCGAACCCGCCCCCGAAGAAGAAGTGGCCCCCGCCGAGTCAACCCCAGTGGCCGACGCGACCCCCGACCTGACCCCCACGCCCAGCGTGGTGCAGGCCATCACCGACCACCTCGGCGAGCAGTCCACCGTCACCGCCGAGCAGGTCAACCTGGTGCTGACCGCCTGGAACGCGGTCAAGACCGGGGACCCGGTCGGCACCATCGTCAAAGACCCGGCGACCGGCGCGATCGCCCACCGGGTGGACTCCGACGGCGTCCACCTGTGGCGGGTCAGCGCCCCCGACGGCACCCAGTGGGCCGACCTGTCGCCGACCCTGCCCGGCTGGACCGTGCTGAACGCTGTCAGCTAAGTCGTGTCGCGACCCGACGGGCCGCTCTTCGACTATGCTGCTGTTACGGAAGTCCTACAGAAAGACGACACAGTGAAACACCTGCGCATCGAGTACACCACCGAGGGTGGCAACGCGATCACCTTGTTCGACGACGAGGTGGTGGAGGTGACCTGGAGCGACGGCAACGGCGCAGTCCGGGTCGAGGGCAAAACCCAGGCTGCTCAGAGCGGCGGGCTGAACCTGCTGGAAATGCTGACCGGGGGCGGCAAGGCCCGCACCGAGCAGATGGTCGAGCAGGGCAAGGCCGAGCTTGAAGCCGAGAAGGCCGAGAGGGCCGAAACCCTCTCCCAGCGCACCAAGGCTGCCGCCAAGCCGAAGACCACCAAGCCGGTGGTCATCGAGGCCGAGCCGGAGCCAGCACCGGTGGTTTACCTGGAGTCTACCGACGACGAGTCGGACGACCAGGAGTAAGCCACCCTGTGGTGGCCCTCCACAGCGCCCAGAACTAGTGAGGAGGGCCACCGATGAGCTACAGCCTGGCCATCGCCGACGGCGATCTGGTGCAGCGCGGATCGCGGCTCGGCGTCGTGTTCGGCGTCGACAAACTCCGGCAGGACGTGCACTGCTGGCTGATGGAACGCTACGGCGGCGACCGTTTCCACGTCAGCATGGGTTCCACCCTGCAGGAATACATCGGCGGCATCGCCTCGGAGTCCTCCCGCGTGGAGGTCCAGTCCGAGATCTTCCGGGTTCTGCAGAACTATCAGGCCATGCAGCTTCGCCGCTTCAAGGAAAACCCGGAGAAGCTGTCCCACAGTGAGCTGCTGGTGTCCGTCGACAACATTCTGGCCGCACTGAGCTACGACACCATCCGGGTCGCCATCAAGCTGCGCAACGGCTCCGACCAGTCCACCACCATCAAGGTCGCGACCCGCACCTAGTTTCAGGAGGCCGAAGTGGCTAAAACACCCGACGTCGTGGCCAAGGAGATCCTGGCCAAGCTGGCGATCACCGCACCCGGCTTCAGCCTGGAGCTGGGCACCCCCGAGCGTAAAATCGTCGACGCCGTCGCCGAGGCGATCTCCGAGTCCTACATCGACCAGTATCTGGTCGGCTCACTGCTCGACATGGAGTCCAAGGCCGGTTTGGAGCTGGAGCAGTGGGTCGGGATCTTCGGCTTCGGTCGTCTGCAGGGCCGCAAGGCCACCGGCACCGTCCGGATCGAACTGAACACCGCCAACGTCCAGGACCTCAGCATCGCGCTGGGAAGCCAGTTCTACACCCGCCAGTCACTGCCGTCGTCGGGCAACCCGCTGTTCTTCTCCTCCACCCAGGCGGTCACCATCCCGGCGGGCAGCTACGTCGTCGACGTGCCGATGGAGTGCACTGTGGTCGGCACCCTGGGCAACGTCCCTCCCGACACCATCGTCTACGTCGGCGACGTCCTGGGTGCCAGCTCGGTGACCAACCTGCAGGCCTTCACCGGCGGCGTGGATGTCGAAACCGACGAGGAGCTACGCCAGCGGTTCAAGAACACTTTCCTGCGCTCGGTCTGCGGGACCCCCGACTGGTATCTGGGGCTGTGCTATCAGAACAAGTACGTCTCAAAGGCGGCCTGCTTCGGGCCGATCGCCAAATACGCCACCCAGATCCAGGTCAGCTCGACCCCCACCACCCTCGACAACGAGATCACCGCCGACATCAAGTACGCCTGGGACGGCGACTACCACGTCAGCGTGTTCAAGAACCTGGGACAGCAGAACGAGGTGTTCTACCGGAGGGGCGTCGATTTCCAGTGGGTGGCCGGGGCCAACCCCCAATTCAGCCGGATCTCGAACGGCGCTCTGACCGTAGGCGATGTGGTCGACCTGGAATTTGAGTACACCACCCGGTCTTCCCGCAACGACCCCTCCAGGGGGGTCACCAACAAGGTCGACGTGTTCGTCAACGGGGCAGACCCCTACACCGTCACCGAGCGGACCGTGATCACCGCGACCACCCTCAGCTCGACCAGCACCAACCAGCTGTTCGCCGGGAATTTCGTCCGGGTCGGGACCACCGGAAACCCGACCGCCGGGAACCGTTTCACCCGACTCGGCTCCACCCCGGTGATCAGCTTCCCGTCCATCATCACCGTCACCACCGTGATCAACGGCACCCCCACCGCCACCAACTACGTCCAGGGCCAGGATTTCCACCTGCTCCGCCCGGCGCTGGAAAGCAACCCCAACGCCTCCACCCTGCTGTCCGGCTCCCCCTACGAGGTCTCCGGGATCGAGTGGACACCGTCGGGACCGGCGATCGGAACCAACGTCACCCTCAGCTATGTCTACAACCGGGTCCCCGAGATGGTCCAGGCAGTGATCAAGACCAGCAAGCAGGTCACCACCGACGTGATGGTGCACCAGGCCGCCTACCAGTACATCCGGGTCTACCTGTCGGTGGAATACGACCGGGGGTTCGTCGTCCAGCAGGTCAACAACGCCATCCAGGAG